CATATAATCTTCAATAAGTTTATTTATATTAACCAACTCTTGTTCAGCTATTTTATAAAAGCCTGGTGTTGTTTTATTTATTGACAGATAAACTTTGAGTTTTATCTTTGCATCAATTTGAAAGTCTATTTCTTTCATACTTTCTTTTGCACCTATGTCGACGACATTCTTAAATATATCAGCCATTAATAATCTCCATCTTTGTTAGCCATAATCGCACGAGCTTCTGCTTCTTCTGCTCGTGCATCAAGGACATTACTACATTCAATTTCAAACTCTCCCATAGGACTGTTGACTGGTATAGCAATACCTCTTTCTCTCATTTCTTGTATGAGTCTTAGACATTCGATAGGTGAGTCACCAAACTCATGTTTGAGTGAGTCAACAAGTTTAGTAGCAATACGATTAAGTAAATTGTCAGCCGACATGGCTTCACTGTTTGATAAATTCATTCGTTCCTTCTCCTATTTATTTATCAATGGTTATTTATTGTTGCATAAACGCAATGATTATGCAACTTCTTTATGCATTTGTTTAGCAATGTTCTTCTTTTGTAAGTCATTGCAAAACGATACAGCATACTTAGCCAAAGACATTGCATCCCACAACACCTTTGGTTTTTGTTTCATAGCTTTCAACCAACCATTTACATAGACAGTTGTATTAGTTGTAGGCTTTGATTGAATCTTGAGATTTGCAGCGATTAAAGCAGTACCAAGTTCAGCTACCAGTTCTTCGAAAGCATACTCTTTTCTTTCTTGTGATAGCTGACGATTGAGCCTGTGCTTTGCTCCTGTCCAATGAATGATCTCGTGTCCAAGTACAGTATAATAATCAATGTCTGATTTGAATTGATCAAAGTCAGGCATCTTGATTATATCTTTAGATGGTACATAACAAGCCTTGTTGTAGCCAGTTTCTTTTACTGCTGGAATATTATCAAACCATTTTGCTGTTTGATTTTTGATGGCTTGATCTGTAATCATTTCTTTTGTTACAAATGTTTGTGGATGTGGTTGTCTTGGAATACCTTTGACTTGATCACGATTGAATACTGCCCATGCTTTGAAGCCATAACATAATTGATTGTCGTCGTCATCCATTCGTAGTTTGGGTTGCAAGATGTATTGATTGAAGGCAGTTGCTGATTGTCCAGCAACATCACCACCTATTTCTTTCCATTGCTGGTAAGTACCCCATTGATTACTGCTGTAATTTTGTTGGTCCTTTACCATGTATAACCAAAAGCAATTCAATCCTTGATACTCGTGTCCTTTGGTATTGATTGGAAATCTGAAATCAGAATTATGCCAGGGCATTTCCCATTTATCTTTGACACCTTTTTCAATGCGATTGATTATTAGATCAACAATTCTATCTGCTTTATTCATTATAGTTCCTCCTCTTTTAATGCTTGGTCGACAGATTCTTTTACTTCTTCAGGTAGTAAATCAAAATGCTCTGATAATATATGATATGCTTTTTGATATCTTTCTAATTGAATAACTGTTCTACCTAATACTTGATGAACAAAATTAATCTGTTCTTCTAACTCAATAATTTTTGATAGTGATTTAAAATGTTCTGATTTAAAATCCATCATTCATTCTCCTCTATATACTGTTCTAATGTTGAGCAACCATAATCGTCGCCTATTAATTCGCATGATAAATATCCACATCCTTCTTCAACTCCATCTATAAATGCAAACTTTTCTTTAGCTGAAGAGAATGAATACTCTTCGTATGAATCAGGATCGTGACCCCAAACTATACCTACTAAGTGTTCATTATTTATATAAGCTTTATGTTCTTTAGCTTCCAAGTTTGCTATCGAATCTTTCTCCCATCTTGGGAGTGTAATTGTTAAATGAATGAATGTATTGAGAGTTATACCAGCTATTACAATTTGCCATATGCCAGGATAAGGAAACATAAGTGGATGAGTTTGTATTACATATATTATAGCAATACATAATGGAATACTTAACCATCCAGCTAGTTTGATTTGATTCATCCTACTCATGATTGGTTCATCCTACACATTGCTCTTGCTACTTCTACGTCTTGCAAGATTAAGTGTTTGGTATCTACAAATTTACCAGCATTAAATAAACTAATGTATCTTTCCATTGACATTGTATCAAAGTTAAGATCATTCATGTCTTGGCAATACATTACATAAATTGTAAAGTCGTCGAGTGATATTTCTTCTTTCATAAATTTACTCCAAGTTAATTGTTAATGATAATGACGACGACGTTGTACAGCTACTGCTGTTACTCCACGCCACGTCGTTTGCAGTTTTCAATATCAGTATTGATAGTTGAATTTGATGTCGATATATTTAATTTTAGATTGGTAATATAGAGATTTAGTTGCTAGATATTTTTTGTAGTAGTCCATTCGTCTAACAGCGTGACCAAAGTAATAATATTTTGAAGATAGTTTTTGACGACGACCATCTTTCAATGTGATTATAATTTCAAACATATGATACTCCTATATATAAACAATCGGTGGTTGATAAGCATAAAAAAAGAGGTGGCATTTCAACCACCTCTTAGGGAGAATTGGTTTGTGGATTAACCTTTAATTAAAGCGTCAATCTCGTCTAGTTCCATTAACTTGTTCTTAGAACTAGATGACTTTGAATTTGGAGTCCAATCTTTGCCAACTAATTTCTTGAAGGCTTTAGTATCAGCTTGGTGTCTGTCAGAAAGCTCTTCAAGTTCAGCTTTCTGAGCCTGAATTACGAAGGTTAGCTTAGACATCTGAACGTGGATGACTTCTTGTCCAGAGTATGTCTCACGAAGGTCTGCAAGTTTGACTCTGTTCTCAGAAATTTGATCAGACTTATATTGTATGCTGTTAGCAGAAGTGTAGCAAGCGTCTCTAGCTATTGATTCTCTAAGATATGTTAGTGAATCTCCAGAATGGTAGTTAATAACGGCTAATTTTAATTCTACTAAGTTCTTAGATTTTGTGGTATTTCTAGTCATAATATAGTCTCCTAAAAGTTTAAGTTATGATGCTTTTGCATCGTGATGTCATCCTTACATAAACAATGATAGACGATAAGCTACTACGCGTAATGACGTCAGTCATTAAACTAACGCGTAGATAACATCAACCCCCATACAAGTTAGGCAATGGGTGGTACGGACAAACTTGTATGGGGGTCATTTTTATGTGAGGTTGTCAGCACGATCCTTGCAAAAGCGTCGTGGCTTGAACTTTTTTCTAGGAGACTACATTGTGACTAGAAATGGCACGAAATCTTTTAGAACTTAGCAGAATTCAAATTCGTCGTTATGGTTTTAGTATGTCTTTTAGTACTAAAAAACTAGCATTGTGGAAGTTTCACTCATATCTTAGAGAATTGATAGATAGAGTCTTACGCTTGGTAAACTTATGGTGACAGTATAGAATGTTAGACTGGTCAGATTTCTGAGGTTAGTGTCAAACTCCTTCGTGAGATATGCTGTGGACAAGATGTTAGTCATCCTCAGATTTCTATGCTTACCGAAGTTTCAGGGTCAGAAAGCTGAACTTCTTTCTGTCAAACACCACTGATAGTAAAGACTTTAAGAACCTTTAGTTGGTAAAGATTGGTGTACGAGGAATCAAAGTCATCTAGTTCTTTTAGAACAAGTATGGAAGTAGACGATATTTATGCAAAGGTTGAGTCACAAACCTAGTCTGCCTTAGAGGTGGCTCTGTTTGAAATGACGCAACTTTGGTTAGGCTTAGCAACCAACAACAAAGCTAGCGTGCCTTAGCACGCCAAGCATACAATTTGTATGTTGACAAAGCATATATGGATGCAATAGAAGGGGGACTAGGGGGTTGTCATGAGTTCAGTTTTAGACAATGGTCGTCGACCTTTGACAAAGAAACAAATGCTTTTAGTTGATACACTCGTAGCAGAAGGTTGTAGTATAGCAAAAGCCAGTCAAGAAGCTGGCTATGCTAGTGGTGAGTCTGGAAGAGTCACGGCTAGCAAAGCTTTGCGACTGTCGCACGTGCAAGAGTATATGATGAAGAGGATAACAGAG